AGTTAGCAGCCCATTGATCCATAAACTTGTGTAGAAGATCAGCTTCGTTAGTACATTTGACGTATTTGACCGTGACATGGTCTACGATAGACTTAGCTGGATCCCAATCACCCATACCCCACACATAGTAAACATTATCAATATTGTTCTTGATAGTGATTGCTGTGACAGGGTGGTTAGCTTCTTCAGGTCGAGGAAATCCTTGATCAGACTTAACCTCGATATCGATCGTAGTGACATTTATTGAGTCGCGATCGAATTGAATTACATTGGTAAAAGCATCGCTGATGAACTGTTGGATGAAGTTGGTGTTACCGTGGATGTCGAAATTATCTACGTCTCGGTGACGTTTAATAAAGTCCATAGCCTCACCCATAGACTCGAAGTCCATATCACCTAGGTACGAGCCCTTTAGTGATTTGAACTCTGTAGGGTTCGGACTGTTGACGTACAGGGTAGGCTTGTACTTAATTCTACGTTGGATACGCTTACCGTTGCCGTATCCTCGGAAGTAGATGAAGTTGCCTGTGCGTGTTACATTAGTATAGAAAGGTTTGCTCATGCGTGCATTATACTCCCTGTATCGCTAAAGATCAAGTAATGATTTGCGATTCAGGAGTAATAATACCACCAAACATTTTACTGTGTTGGTTAACTAAACTGCTGTCGGGTTCGCCAACGAATACTACCATGTCCTTATTGATAAGCAAAGGATCCTTAGTAGTGAACGGGCTGTAGGGTACGAACTGTACAGATTGGTTTTGAGTGGGGACGACAACAACGCTGTCTTGAAATTCGAAGAAGTGATCTTTGTCTTCACAATTACATAACACATCTTCACCGGATAACATTCTTACAATTTTAACTGACATAATATAATCTCAAAAATACGGCCCTTTCGGGCCGTGGGGGTTTAAAGCATACTGGATTGCGATACCATTAAGGATATTGCATATAGGTACGTTGAACCAAATACCACAGTTAATGCTACGATACCGTAGGTATTAAGGCTACGCCATACTTTAGTAGTTTTCATTTTGCCTCCGTAAGCAATTGATTACCAATTGGAATAGAACGGGGACGCTTTTCTTCTGGGACTTCTACTCTTAGGTCAATAACGAGTAGGCCGTCAATGAAGTCAGCTCCATCAACGACAACGTGCTCAGATAGTCTAAAGGTGCGGGTGAACTTCTTTGCAGAAATACCGCGGTGGAGATACTCACGTTCAATGTCTCCTTCCTTTCCTCCAGCCACGACTAGTATACCGTCTTTTACTTCTACGGTCAACTCATCCTGACTGTAGCCAGCAAGAGCTAGCTCAATTGAAAAGTTTGTCTCATCCTTCTTAACTACGTTGTGGGGGGGATACAGCTTGTTGTCTGCTATATTAGACAGACGCTCTATCTCCGACCATACGTGGTCAAAACCGATGAAGTGTGAACGTGGAAAAGAAAATGCTTTAGTTGCTACCATTTTGGTGCCTCCTTAGTTAAAAGCAAGGTTGTTGTCTACTGACCGGAGTATCCGCATCAGCGTAATATTTATAATGCGCCACGTGAAAACACGTCGGCAATATTCTGTAATTTGATCAATAATCAGTATTCATTTTTTGGATGAATCTTCACCTACTACAAATCCTGGATCAGATGGCTCGGTTACAGTAGATATGCCATAAGCAATTATCATTGCAACTCCTGCCACTAATCCAAAACCAACAATTGCTTTCAAAAATCCAACAATATCATCCCAATCGACATCAGATTTTTTCTTGGCCATGCTCTTATCCTCAAGCTGTTGCTGACTACTGTGGGTTAGTGTAGTACAGGTACAGTTTCAAGTAGTATTCAAACAAACGTGGTTGATGCAGAGGATCCGGACACTCTGGGAACATCTCAAGTAGACCCAATGCTATCTCTTCGTGAGTCATTGCTGCCATTGACGTTGCGTTTGAGATGCTTCTTCAATAGTTGCGCATAACTGAGTTCGACTTGGTATACCATCAATCTTTTCGATCACCACATACTTCATTACGGTGTCGGTGGTCTCACTCAACCACTCATTGATTACTACTTCTTTCGCCCTATTGTGTACTTCGCTTCCAGTGTCCATTCACTTTTATCCTTATGAGGTATAATCTTAATTTGAGACATTGGAGCAACTGGGTCGGCTGACTTACTAGCATCGACTAGTTTTATCAGTCCCCAATCACTCAAAAGATTTGCAATTGTGTTTCGGCGAGCTATATCTGCTTGATCGAAGTTTGCTGGCTTACCATCTAGCGCGAACAACTCTTTAAAATGTACAATATAATACCTACCTTGCTTGTGCAGCACGTGGCATGATTGGAAAAGAGTTTTATCTTTGCGCGAGGCAATTCCAATACGTGTTAAGGTTTCACGTACCTTCAGGAAATCGTCCTGTTGTTCTAAAGTTACTTCAACCATTTGATTGATTGTCGTCGTCATGAATACCACCCTTACTTTGACTCTTGGTTATTATTTTCATCTGGTCTTTAGTAAGTAGATCGACAACCAGCCGGGCTTTGTCTCGGCTGTATTCATAATAACTCATAACAGCGTCAACATCGTCATTGGGTTGTGATTTGTACCACTTGCTATACCGCTTATTCTTTCTAATTATATTTATAAGAAAGTCGAATTGCATTTGGTTATCGATATCGTGATATCGATTAACTTCGTTAGCGGCGTAGATAGTATCTATAAAATATGAAAGGCCACGGTTCACAACATACGGCTGATATAGCTTCTCAGCTAACTCAGGGTTATCGCTGTCACGTATGACATCTTCCTTGGTGTAGTTGATTGCGTTGAGATAGTCGAATGGATTCACAACCAATCAACCTCTACCATCAAAGCAGTCATACAAGCAACATTGTTGATCTCATGATCAGCAACAAACGCAGCTTTGTATTGATAGTCGGCAAGTGTTACAACTAGCTGCGGAATACTTTGCGGTTGTACATACTCAACGGCGCTATCGTATAGTTGACGATATAGCTGAGATGTATCCACATCCTTGTGGTTGGCAATCCATTTACGCATGTCGGTAAACTTCTTATCCTTTAGCGCGCCAACTAGCTCTTTAATATTACTACTGTGGTTAGCGAGTACACCGGTGTCAATTGATCCAGTTGCACCGTACCGTTGTAGCTCGTTGATTACACGCCTAAAATCCGGGAAGTATAAGGTAATAACCTCAGCCAGGGCCTTCTGATCATATGAGACGCTTTCATCGCTTAGAATCGTTTTTACACGCTTAAACATCTGGCTAGCCATAGCAGCCTTGTCTTTACCGGTAATCTTAAACTCGATTACACTACAACGAGAATGCAGTGGATCAATAATACGATTCTTAAAGTTGCATGTAAGAATGAATCCACAGTTCTTGCTAAACTCTTCCATNAAGTTACGGAGAGCTGGTTGAGTAGACTGTGGATTAAGGTAATCGGCCTCGTCGAGAATGACATACTTACGACCACCACTAAACGAGATCGTAGAAGCAAAGTCTTTGATCTCGGTACGTAGCGTGTCGATGTTACCATTCATCGATCCGTTAATTACGATGTAGTCAACACCAAGCTGCTCACACATAGCTCGAGCAACTGTAGTCTTGCCAATACCAGGACCTCCTGTTAGTAGAAGGTTTGGTATATTTTCCTGATCGACAAACTGTTGAAAAGTCTGCTTGAGATTATCAGGAAGGATTGTATCACTAATAGTCTTAGGTCGATATTTCTCGCACCAAAGGAAATCTTTTGACATCACAAACACTCATAATATAATTAAGTAAAGCAGGGACTTATCGTCCCTGCCCTCGGTACTTCTTGAAACTTTTTGCAGTGCTCTTGTTCATGGAACTTGTCTTTAACTTACCATTGCCAATTGACGTTCCCTTGATAGTAGAATGATTACCCAGCGATGATCCGTTAATATCTTTTCCTACCTTCCTAGCCATTTTCTGCTCCAAAGTATGATGAACCTTCCATTGCGATCCAGTAGGTGAGAGATCCATCTGTTAATGTAAACTGTGCCAGTCTCTGTGTAGAGATAGTCACATTATAGGTGCCGGCGATCAGTTTCAAGTTATCTACCTTGAACACGATCTTGAACTGATCGCTAGTCTTACCTACTTCGTAAGAGAACTGATGTGCCGTAGTGTTCTTGGTATTAGTAGCCAACACCTTGATTGTGTCACCATCACCTTGAATAATTAGCTCCGGTAGACCCATTACAGAAGCAGCCTGAAGCAAGTGCTTCAGTACCTTATCACCAAGAGCAAACTTAATTGGTTCGTCTGGTAGCGATACTTCTTTGTCAGGGGGTATCGTAACCATGGACTTGTCAGCATAAAAGTATTGACTACTTGCATTATTGTCGTCGCTGATTGATACGTAGTATGTGTCGAAGTTGAAGTCTGGCTCATCAAACAAACTTACTACACCTAAGAACTCGCTAAGATCATAGATTGCAAAGTCTCTTGGAAACTCTTCTTGCACCATTGCTTGTGCGAGGACTGTCTTATTCTGAGACACTGTACGAATCAAGTTACCTTTATTTACAGATAAGGTAGGGTTGATAGTAGAGAAGTTCTTGAGAACTTGTCCTGTACGTTGTGTTATTTTCATCGCTGAATCTTCTTGAGTTGTTCTGCATCAACAGTTGCAGCTGCACCAATTTGAGCAAGATGTCCTAGTGATCCTCCGAAGAAGTAGGAGCCCATGTGAGTAGTACGCATCCAAGGACACAACCATACTTTGATACCTGCCTTACGTGCCCACTGACAGAACATATAATCCTCTGACAAGTAGCGCTTGGTCTCTTCATCGATAACTGTATCGAAGTAAGCCATTATCTGACGTGACCCATCAAAGTCTTTGGTACGTGCATGATCTGGGAGGTATAGCTGAGATGGATATGCTTCGTTGAACTTCTCGAAAGCATTACGGCGGATCATCATAAAGCCAGTACCGCCTTCTAATACTTCAACTGGTTCGCTAATCTTAAACGATCCTTTACCATCGGCTGGATTGAATACGAAGTCCCCTACGAAGTTGTCTAACTCGTTTGGATTCTCGTCAGCAAAGCCTCGATCTACAGCATCCTTAATCTTCTCCCAAGCGATTGTCTTCTTAGGATAAGGAGCACACATTATATCGAACTCACTCTCATCATCCATTAAAGCAAGCATTGCAATCACATCATTGTAATCAAATCCGATATCACTATCAAGAAAGATCATGTGTGTGCAATCAGATCGCATGAATGTATCGGCACAGTAGTTACGTGCTCGTGTTATTAATGACTCGTTAAACAGATAGAAGAACTGAACTTCAATCCCATACTTGGCTGCAACGGTTGCAAGATCCGTTGACGACTTAGTATACGTGCCAGCGCACATACCACCGTACATTGGAGTACACACCATCAGCTTACGCTGGCGCAACTCCTCAACACCTACTTCAACTTCCATAATTAAACTCCATACTTTTGGTCGTGCTGTTTACCGAGACCGTAATCACCATCATATTGGTTCAGTGCTTCAGCTTTAAATAATAAGAATTGTCCTACACGCGTGCCCGGCTTGAGCATCATAGGACCGTTGTTAACATGAAGGACTCCGGCCATTACACCTTCGTAACCAGAATCATACAAACCGGATGTAATGAAGCATCCGTTACGGTTTAGACTTGAACGAGTGATTACCCACCCGGCCTCTTCATCCCCAATTGACACGGTGCCTTCCATAATGATCTCATAACTACCTGGATCAAGACGCCACCATCCACTATCGTCGAGTTCTACAGGAATAGACTCTCGATGCTGTTTCTCGTCTTCGCTAATAACAAATACTTGACTAAACGATTGAAATAACTTATCGACACGAAGATCGATAGCATTAGGTTGTACTTGATCAGGGTCAAACCGACTTAGCGTCGATTGTGAACGTGTACTCGCTAGGTGTAACATCACTTTCCTCTTGTTGCGTAAAATACCATAACAAAACAATATAGTGGATAGCCTTTAGCAGATCCTTTCTATTGTATCCATCCTTCTTACCATAGCGCATCAAATACTTGATAGCAGTATCCCGACACGTAGTATCAACAGACCCAAGAGTCTGCCATACATCGATAGTCTGAATATTGTTCTGCTCTCTACCTGCCAGCTCACCAACATAGTGACCCGCATAGGTAGACTCAAGATATGTCAGTGCCTCGTTAAGAATCTTATCTTCATCAAATCTAAACTTCTCGCTCATACTATCTCACATAATTGATCAATGTAGCACATATTATCACGCGCTAATTCAATCATAGAATTATCATTGCAAACGTGATTAAAGTCAACCTCTAATTCGAACTTACCATCAATTAATCCGGTAGGGGAGCCATCGAATGGTATGCCATTGAGGCCTGCCCATATACCAGCACTACTGTCCCATGTATTAATTGGCAGGTGCCTGACTAATTCGATTTCGTTAGGTCCGTCAACCATTCCTAACATATGGATCTTCTTGCTATTGACAATACATTTACTGAAGAATCCTTTTTCATGTAGTGTAGATAACATTTTCCAGCGGCTGACAAAACGTTGTAGTTTATTGTTCCTTTCTACACCGTATGCATTAGGAACACCTAATATTGATATACCAATGTAGTTTACCTCACTAGAAGTAGCGGCCCACATACATCCGTCAATATAGTCCTTGATGTCACCTATTGTGGACTGTGGTACGAAGAAGGTTTTGAATCCTGCATCCCTCAGCTGAGGAGCCATGACCTTTGCTACTTCGATAGTCTTTGTACAGGGCATGCCCGGATAGTCGGACATTACAATATAGTCAGCACTAACCTGATTACCCATGTCAATCAACTTATCGGATGGGTACATTGGTCTGCCTTGCTTGTACATTTCAAAGGCACTGTTATCGAGGATGTAGGTTACGTCCTCCTCTTCCTTGAGGGTAGCATAAAACTCTCGATAGTCGGAATCCTCTTCTACCAGGTGGGCAAGCAGTAGGTGGGTCTTACGATCCTTTACAAGATCAAGATGAGGTGTAGGTGCGATGTGTAAGAATTCAATCATAATAACAAGTAGCTCCGTTCTCACCATCTTCACTGACAGTAATGATTAGCTTACGCTTTG